CCGCTTTTACCTCTGCTATCTCTCTGAGAGTAAATGCAATCAATCGGTTCGCTTGCACATTACGCAAATGTGCTGAATGATCGCACGAATCATTTTAAAATTCCAGTGCCTGCAATCATGTGGTAGTACCAACTTTTGCAGTAACAATTTGGGTGGTGCCATCTATACAATGCAAATAGCCATTCATCCCCGGTCGTTTATGGTTAAACAGAAGACGACACAGCGGCAGTCTGTTCCTCTGCCCAGCTCAGTCGGTGCTGCGACCCCGGCGAACCAGTCTGGATCTGGTATATCCAGCGGATCAGTAAGTTCCGTTAATACTACCGTGTCCACCAACGTTAAAGGTGGTTCAGGGAAGGGTAAAGGCAAGAACTTTGCCCAGCATAATATACAGCAGCAGCTTAATCAATTTAAGAATACTGCTCTGTACCTGCGAGGTAGGGATTGTTATTATCCCGATGCTGCTGCTTTGGCCCGTTTTAATCAATGGGTCGCTGCTCATGTATCAGAAATCGATCCTGCTGAGCAGAAAGTCTGCGTGAAATGCGGACATGTTGATTTTCAATTATGCGCTCACTCCATCAAAGAGCAAATTGTTGATCAACCGGTGCAGGCACCCGTAGTGCCTGATAAATTGCGTCATCATCGTGTTAAACATCTGGGGTTCTTTGAAACCATTCGACTCAGGTTGGCCCCAGCCAGTTTTGACACTCATTCTCAGAGTGACGCACGTTTGCACGGGTTTAAGAATCACCATTTACCCGATGATCTCATAATACCAGAGTTGTTTTCTTATTTGACTCTGAATATGCAAACGAGTTATGCTGTCAACGGTGTTGAAGATCGGGCCCTGCGTTTATCGCATGTCCACCGTTTGGCGCAGAAGTGGGTGATCACTAAGAATCTCGAGAGTAATGTTGAGAGCGATCAACATTACTGCGTTAGGGTCAAATTTACGATCCAGCGCGCGTGCGACAATGCTCAGAACAAAATGTTGTACGCACATCGCGATCCCGTGCAGAATTTTGGTTTAGCCTGGTTGCCGAAATCCCGCGCGGAGTGTTTAATGCTGCTTTTCTTGGTTGGAGTGGTGTTATGGAATTTCTCAACAACCCTGGGCCTTATTTTAAGACTTTTGGAAGTGGTCTTACTATTCGGCAGAGCCACGCTTTACATCTTAAATTGTGTGGCCGTCACTGTACCGGTTTTGGTACCGAATCTTGTTGTTTCCGCTACAGCACACCAGAGTGGAAACACGCTACCGTATCAGTGCGTGAGCACAAGTTGCGGTGTGCGCTGGCACGAGTCACCAGAGGATGCCTTTTTCGTGATCCAATCTTGCAACTTTACGGATTGGGTGATGGCAGGGTTGACCGAGGTGTCTTGCCAGACCTCGGAGATCTTCGAGACGGTCTCCATCGGTATGAATCAGTTCAGGGACGCACGGTGCAATCAAGCATCGTTCGAACTCGAGGGCTATCGAGCAATATGGTCCGGGGAGGAGTTCTTGAGAGCTTTAAATATGGGCGTCATGAGTCCGTGGGACGTGGTATGTCTATGGGCGTGGATGTTATGGGCGGAATTCCGCTTCTTAATATTCCGCTGTTAGATCCACAACCTACTATTGTGATGTCTAATTGCGTGCATAATCAACTCGAATCTCTGGGCCAGCGTTATCTTAAAGTAACACCTGAGCCCCAACCACAAAACCTCAACTTCCAACTCATTGGCAGAATTGTAGATCATTTGGCAAATCAGATCTCTGAGTTCTTCTGCCCTGAGTTTAATTTCCAACAGTATGTTAGGCGAAAGCCTGGAGCCGTTCGACGCAGGTTCCTTAAAGCATACAAACAGATGTGTGATGGACAACGAAACATATCTGCGAACTCTGAAATTGCCGCCTTCGTCAAAAATGAACGTTATTTTGAGGAAGGCAAATCTCCTCGCATGATAATGGGACGAGATCCAAAATTTAACATCGTGTATTGCCGGTTCATAGCAAGACTTGAGGATGCTTTCTTCAAGTTGCCACAGGTAGCGAACGCTTGTGACTACACAAAATGTGGTGATAAATTTTCGGTCTTATTCAATCATTGTGCTAGCATGTTCGAAAATGACATGTCCAAATTTGAAGCAACACAACGTGAATGTTTGTTGGGTCTTGAGTATCTAGTATACTATAAGGTCCTTTCACAATGTGGTTGTAAAGATGAGCTTGAGGATCTCCGCAC